CAGGAAGGTATGAGTATGAGATGGACTCTGCTTATACAACAACTCTTGGAATTTATACTGCAATATGGCACTTCGTTATTAACAGTGCAACTTATGAGCACACGCAGAATTTTGAGGTTGTCTCTTCTCTTAGGCAGGGTTATATAACACCTTATGAAGTTAGGCAGAAAGCTGTCTATGAAGGAATTACTAGCGACACGCCAACAGATGCAATATTACAAAAATATATAGATAAATCCACTGCTATAATGGATAATTTCTTCGGAGATTCAATTAATTATGCTATTTACACTGAAAAAAGACGCTGTGTTTTGGATAAAGTCCACAATGGTGTACATATTCAACTCGCTCACAGGCCAATTGTTAGTCTTACTAGCGTTCAGCTCATGCAGGGACCAACTAACACTTTAGACCTTAATGTGGATTATATTAGAATCAATGAAAAGTCTGGGTACCTTGAATATTTCCAAGATATAAGCGTACCAACACTAAGAATATGTATATTTGACCCGTCATTAACACAGATAATTCCAGTAGCTACAGTAGTTTATACTGCAGGCTACGTAACTGTGCCTGATAGAGTCAAGGAGGCCGCAGCAATGCTAGTTGAATACCTATATAAACAAACTAAAGGTGATAATAGACAACTTGTCAGATTTACAATTCAAGACATAACTGAACAATATAAAACATCTAAAACCGAGGAGTCAGCAATGGCAGAACTAGGTGTTGGTGGCGTACAATCGATATTAAAGTTATTACGACCATACAGACAGCCATATAAAACTTTAGGTTTTGTAGGACCTCTTGGGTAGCTATTTATTATGAGTAGTTGGAAATCGACCAAAAATCATTGGACGAATAAACCAGATACTGAAAGAAAAAGTATTTTAGATAGAGTATCAAAAGGATGGTTGGGAAGACCAAAAGATAGAATTAAATGTAAATGTTTAATTTGTGGAAAAGAATTTGAAGTAAAAAAATCAAGAGTGAAAGCTGGTAGAGGAAAATATTGCTCGAAGGATTGCCAATACAAAGGCGTTGGTTTAAAAGAAAGAGGAAATAAACATTGGAATTGGAGAGGGGGAATTACAACTGAAAGTGAAAAAATAAGAAAAAGTGTAGAATATAGGCTTTGGAGAGAGGCTGTATTCGCTAGAGATAGTTGGACTTGTCAGAAGTGTTTGGAAAAGGGCGGAGAGCTAGTATCACACCATATAAATAACTTCGCCGACTATCCAGAATTACGGACAGCTATTAGTAATGGAGTAACTTTCTGTGAAAAATGTCATAATAGATTCCATAAAGTATATGGTGTGAAAAATAATACAGGAGAACAATTAAAAAATTATGTCAATTCGAAAGATACCAAGTAGGTATTTAACTACCAAATTATATATATTTAGGCAGGAAACAACTATTGATGAGATAGGGGATTTTGATGTAGTTAAATCTCTTGCTTATGCCGAATTGGAAGCTAGTGTACAACCGCAAACTACAGATATAGATTATGATATACAGGGAATTGTACACAGACAAACACACGCAGCTTACATTAATAGGGTTGAGTCAGGGACAGTAAGAGAGATTAAACCAACAGATTTAATTATTGATATGGAAACTGGTCTAAATTGGATGGTTCTTGGTATTCAGGTTTTACAGGCTGGTCAACAAAGTGTTACTGACAGCCATCACATTAAAATTATCTTAAAGCAGACGACTGGATACTACGATACAACCAAATTTAAGACAGTTACATCGAAAGGTAAAATAATTTGAAACTAGGAATATCATTATCAGGAATAAACCAAACCACTAAAAGCCTGGGAGTAATTGAACCCCTATTAAAAGAAGAATTCAAAAGGCTATTAATTGAACAGGGTGAATCCCTTAGAGATAGGGCAAAAGAAATTCTTGAAAGTGAATCTATACGTAGAACTGACCCAAGGTATTGGACTGGAAAATTACAGCGGTCAATTAAATCTGAGGTGACTGAAACAACAAGAGACAGAACAAGACTATCTGTTGGACCAGATATGAGAATAGCTCCATATGCAGAGTGGGTAGAAATAGGGCACTATGTTCATGGGGGTTGGTATGGAGTTAAAGGAGACTGGTGGGAGGGCTACCATTACATGGAGAAGGCATATGTAGAAATGGAGGGTGAGATTATTGATAAAATAGGAAGGGGATTAAAAATTAGTCTCAACAAATTTGCCAGAAGTGCGTCTAAAAGAACGGTACATAAAACAACAGGTAAATATGTAAAAGGATGGGGAGGTTATAATTAACCATGTCTATTTATACTAAAAATTTACGATATTTAAAAAAAGCAATATTTAACAAGTTAAACAATGACTCTAATTTGATAAATCTATTAGGGGGTGCTGGAAGAATTTATCACAGACAGCCACCAAAAGATGCTCAATATCCGTGTGTAGTATACTCTGTAATAACAGATAGTGACAACATCTTCGATGAGGATAGGAGTACAGGTGAAGTAACCTCATCATTATTTCGTATTACTATATTTTCTAAAAGTCAGAAAACAGAAGAATCTGATTCAATAGAAGCAAGAGTAAAAAGTTTACTTCATAGCCAGCGTTCTTTGGACACAACAGAAGTAATTTGTTATAGTTGTTTTAGGGATAATCTCTTAGAGCCCATAAGAGACCCTGATTTAATAGTCTGGATTACACAGACACGTTATAGAATAAGTTGGGCTGTAAAATAAGTTAAAGGAAAGGCAGGAGGTAATTATGACACAACCAGTAAAAGTTATACAAAATTCTAAAAGTCGATTGATTAAGAAACCGTCCTATCTTCTAGAATTAGAAGCAAAGTGGAAAAGATGGACTGGAATAGAAGACGAAGAAGCTTTTGAAGCCTTAAAAGATTTATCTGGAGATTTGTGGGGTGAATTAAGAAAATTGGAAGCCCAACTCTGTAAAGAAATTGAGAATAGGGAACTTCCAGAAGATTTTAAGGAATTTACCAAAGCAAGAATACGTGACACTTGGAGAGACATAATTGGTCACCAAAAAATTGGTCTAGATAAACTATGTATAGTAATTCGCAGACATTTAAAGGAGGATTAATAGCATGGATAAACAAAAACGAAGAACTTATTATCCCAAACCTAAAGAAAAAGTAAATGCTAAAGCTAGCATAGAAAAACCAGAACACAAAGAAGAAGTAAAAGAGAATGAGGTAAGGGTTATTTCTCGTCCAAAAAGAATTGTTCGTAAAAGAACTACCAAATTTTCTAAACATAAGGTATCATATAGAAAGATAGTTTATGTCGGAACTGCCGACAAGTCTACTGTTAAAGGGGCTGTAACAGGCAACAAATACTCATTTGTGAAAGATAGGTATAAAATGCCGATAGCCACTAATGTAGATGAAAGAGACTATCCAGGGATAATAGCCTTAAAAGGAAAAGGATGTGCTCGTAGGGATCCACACGCATTGTTCATAACTGAGCAAGATTGGAACCTAGAAATTTCGGAAGCAAAACGAGCCAATAGTTAAAGTCATAGTGTTAGAGTCAGACATTTATTAAAATTTTTTTAAGGAGGATTCTAAATATGGCAGTTACAACCACAAACATCAATGTTTCAGGTGCAGTGGTCAGATTGGGAGGAACCGTAGCAGCAGACGCAATAAGTGCGGATTGGTACGATGTAGACCCCCAAGGAACCGATGTCGGATGTACTCAAGGAGGAGTGACAGTTAACTACTCTCTTGATCTTTCTGATATCTTCTGTGACCAAATCACCGTACCCGTCGATGTTGCTATAACAGGGGAGACAGCCGCAATCGAGTTCTCAATGTTAGAATCTACAGCAGAAAACATGAAGCTGGCTTTAGCTGACTTTGCTTCGTCTGAGGATGAACTTGGAGTCGCTTACTGGCTTGGTGTGGGTGGAATAAGCACAGTTACGTTTACCGCCCTTGAGCTGGAGATAACAGATAACGATACAGGTTATCTGACCACTTGGACGTTCTTTAGAACTATCTGTGGTGGTATT